GATTTAAATTTTTTACAAATTAATAACCTAAGATTGTTTGGTGAAACTTCACAATCATATGCAACAGTAGACTATGCTACAGCAGTAGGAGATAAAACAGAAGTTTTTATTTCAAACATTCAACGATTGTTTGAATCTGGTGAGTTTGTTCGTGTTGTAGATAATAATAACCTTGATGTGTATTTCTATGATGGTGAAGTATACATTCAAAATCAAGGTGTAAGTATACCAGCTGGTGCCACAACACTTAGAGGTAAAGTTGTAGGTGTTATATCTTCTATAAGAATTAATCCAAGAAATCGAGGACTATTCTATGAGCCTGGCGATCCAGTTATTGTTGTTGGTGGATTAAATCCTGATGTGGCAAACCCAATTGGTGCAACAGCAGAAGTTGGTACAACAACAACAGGATCTGTTCAAGATTTGGTTGTAACTGATCCTTCCCATGGGTACAGAATATTTCCAAATTCGGCCATCACATTCTCTGGTGGCGGAGGTTCTGGTGCTACAGCTCAAATTAATTTATTAGATGATATTAAATTAGCCAATGTTACACTTATCACAAGTAACACATTAGGTATTGTAGCTAATGTTGTAATTGGAAATTCAACTTTTGCTCAAACATATACATCATTTGCTGTCAGCGCAAACACAAACTCCACTTTGCGTGACACTTTAACTTTTAGAACTTTACAAGTTGGGCCAGTTGGTTCAGTACAAGTTATTAATCAAGGTGGAGGATATTCTTCTGCGCCTGCTGTTGATGTAAGTTCTTTGTATGCAACTGATGGTGGAACTGATGCACTAAGTTTTCTTGGTATACTACAACCAATACAAATATTAAATGGTGGCCAAGGATATGGTAATGCAAACACAATATTAATTGCTGGTGGTACAGGTTATGGAGCATTTGCCAATGTGACTGTTAATACGGCTGGTTCAATTATCGATGCAACATATGTTTATGCCAATAATAATACAAATCAATCATTTCCTTTAGGTGGATTAGGTTACACAAAATCTACTTTACCTACAATCACAGTCACAAGTAACACAGGTTCTAATGCGTCACTTGTTGTTACAGGAATTATGGGTGCCGATGCAATCTTAACACCTACAACCGATAGAACTGGTTCGGTCACAACCATTAATATTATTAATCCTGGTGAAGATTATGTTTCAACACCAAATGTTTATCTGAAAGTGGCCGATGTTGCAGTAAGTAACGTTTCACCATTAGATTTTCCTACGGCAGAAGATGTTATCTATCAAGGTGCATCACTTAATGTGGCCACTTATAAAGCTAACGTAGCTTCTATAGTTAAAATTTCAACTGCATCTCCAGCAAATACGGCAGCTGACATATATCAATTAAGAACATATGATTACATAGGAAACTATGATGCCACACTTTCAATCAAGATTGACCATGGTATTTCTAATGTAAGTTCTTTATTGATTTTAGATCCACAAAATGTTTATGTTGATGAAGTTACAGGTAATCCAACAAGTATTATTCGATATGGTGATGGTAATGCAAGGGCTAACGCATCGTTCCTAGATGGTTTGATTATAGGTGCTGGTACCTATCTGAATGATGATGGTCACCTTTCTTCTTTAGGACTGGTACTCGAAAGTCTTGATTATAATAATTTCACCTATGTTTTATCGGTTGAGAAAGCACTCAAAACATACAAAGATTTAGTTTTAAACTTATTACACCCTTCTGGTATGAATCTAAGAGGACGAAACTTGTTGTTGAGTTCCAATGGTTTCTCAATGAATACTGAAACTTCATTACAAGAAGGTTATGATATGGACACCTTTGCTGGTGCCTCTGCTCTGGCCCGAATTGAAGCCAACACTCAAGCTGGTCAAATCAGTACCAATATTATTCGGTTCGTCAACACAATCTCTGCCAATATTGGTAACACCGTCTTTGCAAATAACTTCATTGAATATAGTGCCACGAATAACCTGAAAGCCTACTCCTTAATTACAAATGTAGATTGGGCCAATAATCAGGTGACGATGCAGGATAATGTCTTTGTAGTCTTTGCAAATGTTGCCATTGGATCAGCAAACGCCTCCTCAAATGTGATAAATATACAATCGGTTACTGGTCAATTTGATGGTAAACTTACCAACAAAACACCAGCCAATAACATTATTTTTGCTGGAGATAGAGTTTCACTAAATGGCGGTTCTTATTATACCGTTACACAGGTATTTGCAAATGGTAATTTATACCTTGCCAATAACTCATTTGGACCAGTAAATAACGCATTAATTACAGTTGACAAATCTGCAAATACGGAAACTTGTTTGGTTTATGGCGTGATAGAACAATTTCAATATCCAGAATTATTAACAGAAAATGGTTATATTTTAATAACAGAAACAGGCATCAAAATATTAGCGGGGTAAGAAATGCCGTCAGTCAAGATATCAGAATTACCAGTCTTATCACAATTATCAGCTAACAACGCCAACACAGTATTTGTGGTGGTGGATAAGACCACCAATACAACTTCACAGTTTTTAGCAACTTCGCTAATTACAGGAGTATTGGCAAATACTATTTTCACAGATGTTCAATCAAACACTATCATTATTCAAGGTGTCAATACAACACAGAACACCAGATTAAGTTCTATTGAAACAATCAATACTGACCAGAATACAAGTATCAGTATTATTCAAGGTGTAGATGCAACTCAAAATACACGACTAAACGTCATTGAAGGTGTTGATGCCACTCAAAACACCAGATTAAGTTCTATTGAAACAATCAATACTGACCAGAATACTGCAATTAGTATTATTCAAGGTATCGACCTTACACAAAATGTTCGTTTGAATTCTATCGAGACCGTTAATGTAGATCAAAATACGGCCATTTCTATTATTCAAGGTACTAACGCCACACAAAATACTCGTCTGAATAGTATTGAAACAGTCAATGCAGACCAAAACACGGCTATCAGTATCATTCAAGGTACAGACCTTACACAGAACTCTTTGATTTCAATTATACAAGGTACCGACCTTACACAGAACTCGGCTATCAGTATCATTCAAGGTGTTGATGCTACACAGAATACTCAAATTGGTGGCATACAAGGTGTCGACCTAACACAGAACTCGGCTATCAGTATCATTCAAGGTACAGACCTTACACAGAACTCTTTGATTTCAATTATACAAGGTGTGGACCTTACACAAAATTCTTGGATCTCAGCCAATCAGTCATATTTTCAAGGTGTGGCTGATGCAACCAATACTGCAATTAGTATTATACAAGGTGTTGATGCTACACAGAATACTCAAATTGGTGGTATACAAGGTGTTGATGTTGTTCAAAACACTCGTATGTCTATCATTGAAGGTGTTGATGCCACTCAAAATACATCCATCTCTATTATTCAAGGTGTAGATGCAACTCAAAACATCAGATTGAATAGTATTGAAACTATAAACACCAATCAAAATACATCCATCTCTATTATTCAAGGTGTAGATGCAACTCAAAACACCAACATCACAACAGCCAACAACCATGCATGGGCTGCTTTTACTAAAGCCAATAATGCTTTGGCCAATGCATTTTCAATTACCGTAAACAATAGTGTTTATATTCCTGGTTCATTAGTTGTTGATGGTTTTGTATTTGCCAATGGAGCAAGTTTTGTGGCCAATGTAATGTCAATACCAACCACATATGCTTCACCACAAACCACCATCACACTTAATTATCAAGTAGCTAATATTGTTAAGACTAATATTACCAGTGATTTGGTAGTAAGTCATACAGGATTTGTTCTTGGTAAGTTTATTGATTTGTTTGTATACAATGACTCAGCAACTACTCGCACAATTACTCACGGCATTTCTGCAAACAACTCTACAACAAAAGGTACAACAATCAAAGTTGCACCGTATAATGTAAAACATTTAAAGTATTTTACAATTGATTCAAATTTAGCCAACACATATGTTATTGAAACAGCTAGTGAAAACTATAACAACGAAGATGTGTATTTTGCTGGTAATTTAACTACCGATAAAGGATTCATTTATACACCAAATATTTACCCAAGTTCACAGACAGCAATTACCATTGACTTTGCAAACAATTCAGTTGTTCGTGCTCAAACTTCTGCTGGTTTAGTTACAACACTCTCAAATTTTATTGCAGGTAAAGTAGTTGAGGCTTGGATTACTAATACTGCTGGTACAGGTCAAACATTTACTCACGGTGTTTCTGCAATTAACTCAACCATTAATTCAACAACATATAGCATTCCAGCAACTTCTAGTATCTTTGCAAAATACTGGTGTATGGATGGAACATTAGCAAATACTTTTGTTGCGATTACCAAATAATTAATAGAGAATAGAATATGGCGACAATAGCAAATACATCAGCACAATTATTACCTGCTAGTAAGGTATATGAAATATTACAATACTATTATTCTCCATCACAGGTACATGATACCACATTATATGCTTTTATTGGTCGTGTGACTCCATGGCCCAACGAAACTAACCCTCCTGTACCAACACAAGACCAAAGGTCAATCAAAGATATTTTTAAAGATATCATTGCAGCCAAATTAATTACATCATCTGATATTTCTCCTGTGATTCCTCGTATTGATTGGGATTCAGGTACAGTCTATGATTATTATGAAGATACCGAAAATATGTTGGCTGTAGATTTGGATAATATAGTTATCAGCCAATTCTATATTCGTAATCGATTTGACCAAGTATTTAAATGTTTATGGAATAATAATGGCAGTCAATCTACAGTAGAACCACAGTTTTTACCAGGTACTTTCGATAGTTCTTTTTTAGTTAAGACTGCTGACGGATATAAATGGAAGTTTATGTATTCTCTAGATGCTGGTCTTAAACAAAAGTTCTTTGATGCTAACTGGATGCCTGTGCCAATTGGAATGGCACCAAATCCCGTATCAACCTTTGCAGCCGAAGGTTCGGTTGATGTGGTTAATATTACAACTATTGGTCGAGGTTATACCTCTGGTGGCGCAACAATTACAATTAGTGGTGACGGCCAGTTTGCAAACGGCACACCAGTTATCAATGCTGCTGGTTATTTGTATGATGTTACAATGGCCAATACAGGCACAGGTTACACCTATGCCGAAGCCGTGATTAATGTTTTACCTGGTTTTTCAACACCTAATGTGATAGCGATTGCTGAAGCACCAGCCTCTCCTGTTGGTGGCCATGGTTTTGATCCTATTTCTGAATTGGGGTGTAACCATATAATGATAGCACCAGAGTTTATTGAGAGTGAAGGTGGACTGATACCTACAGATATGACCTATCGGCAAATTGGCCTATTGGTTGATCCTGTTTCACAAGAGTCTGTGGCTGAAGAACCTATTATGATTGCCAATGGTGCAATCTATGATGTAACCACCAAACTCTTTGTTTCTCCTGGTACAGGAAACTACAACACAGGACAAACAGTTTATCAAGGTGCCAGTTTGGCGACTGCAACTTTTTCTGCTAAAGTTGTAAGCTTTGATTCATTAAATAATATAGTAAAGGCCATAAATATAACTGGAACACCAGTGATTAATCAAGCGTTAATTCAGGATGCAAGTGGTGTAGTTGGTACTGCAGTGCGAACCCTTTTAACAACAGAAAATCCAGACTTTATTATATACTCCGGATACATGGCCTACATAGAGAATAGAGAAGGTATCGCAAGAAGTCCTGATGATACAGAACAATTCCGTATTGTGTTAAGCTTTTAATGGAAAGAAAAAATGGCACTTAATTTTAATGTAGACCCGTATTATGATGACTTTGATCCACAAAAGAATTTTCACCGTATTCTTTTTAAACCAGGATTTGCTGTACAAGCTCGTGAATTAACACAATCACAAACAATTCTTCAAAATCAAATCACCAGTTTTGCGGATGCAATCTTTGCACAGAATACACCTATTTCTGGTGGTAAAGTTACTGTCAATCAAAATGTTTATTATCTAAAATTAAATGCTACTGATGGTTCTGGTGCCACCATTTTAGCAGAAAGCTTTGAAAATGGTGTTGTGCGGTCATCTGACGGTTCAATTGTAGCTAAAGTTGTTGCAACAGTAGAATCAACAACAACTGCAGGTGGTGTAGGTGATCCACCCACGCTCGTTGTAAGTTATATTTCAGGTAATAAATTTGTTTCGGGTGACACCGTATTTCTAAACGGTTCAAATTTAACCGGTACATTAATTACCACTTCGGCAGGCAATCCAGCCACAGGCCTTTCTTCTGTTGCATCTATCTCACAAGGTATCTTTTATGTTGATGGTAACTTTGTGGTTGCTAGTGAGCAAACCATCATTCTTTCAAAGTATAGTTCTGTTCCATCATTGCGTGTAGGTTTAAATGCATCTGAATCCATTGTAGATTCTGTTGATGATTCTTCATTATTGGATCCAGCATTTAATGCCACAAACTATCAGGCACCAGGTGCCGACCGTTATAAAATTTCTTTAGACTTACAGACACGAACTCTTGGTCTTGGTGATGATGATAACTTTATTGAACTGGTTCGTTTAGTAGATGGCTCTATTGTTAAACAAGTAGACAGTACCGTTTATTCGGTGATTGATGATTACTTTGCCAAGCGTACCAATGATACCAATGGTGACTTTATTGTTAATGATTATACATTAACACCTAAAGCCAACACAATCAATTCAGCAAAGTATGACATGGGTATTTCAAAAGGTATTGCCTATGTTCGTGGTTATCGTTTAGAAAATTCATCTGATGTAGTTTTGACCAATGACCGTGCTAGAACTGAAGCAACAGTTACAAACAATCCAGCATTTGTAGATTATGGTAACTATTTCTATGTCAATTCTGCCAATGGCGTGTTTGATGTAACAACTTCACCACAGATTGATTTTCATACTGTAAGTAAAGATAATATTGTATTAAGCAATGAAAATTCTTATAACTCTACTAAGGCTGCAACAGGTTATATTCGCAATTTAATTTACTCTAGCACATCAAACACAGGCAATGGTGCTGCATATGTGTATAAAGCCTTTGTTTACAACATTCAAAATCAAACACTATCAGCCAACGTTTCACAAATTGCACCAGTTAATGCAAATAATAGTTATATAAGATTGCCTAGTACCAATCAGTTTTCAAATGTGGCCAATGCCTATACTGGAGTAACAGTCAGTATTGATACAGGTACTTCTGCTGGAGATTTCAGAACAATTACAACATACGATGCAGCTGCTAAGATTGCCTATGTTGATAGGCCATTCACAGTTACATTAGCCAACAACTCAGTATTCACGTTACGATTTGATACAACTGATTTTGAAACAATGATTAAGTCTACGGCAGGTGCTTCATATGTTGTTACTGCCAATGCAACCATTGATAATTTAAACAAGATAAACAATGTTTCAGAAGGTGATGTTGCATTACAAAATCCAAATGCACCTGAATTACTGTTTACAATTGGTAATCCTTTTGTTTCCTATGCAAATAATTCATCATATACAACCACACAAGTATTCCGAAATGTTTCTTTCACCGTATCTGGTGGCAACATTACGGCTGCATTGACATTTGGTTCTGCACCGGCTGCAACAATTCGTTTCCTTGGAACAGGTTCTTTATCACAAGATGCAATTTCACAAAATTTTCAAATCATTGTAACCAATCCACTCTCAAGTGGTTTAACTGTAGGTCAAACATTACCATGGGGTATCGGTAGTAGAACCTGTTCTATCACTGGTTCAGGTGCTACTGCTACATTCACCACACCAACATCTGATTTAGGTGCTTTCACTGCCACTATCATTGCAAAGGCTTTTGTCAGCAATGGTAACGATACATCATTTGTATTGAAAGCCAAAAATTTAGTTGAAGGTAATACTTCTGGTGTAAATCTTACAGGCACAACAGTTGCAACATATACTAATGTTGACTTAACAGAAGGTCAAGTTTATATTGCCAATGCTGGTGTTGTAACACCAGGTCAACCACAAAAATTGTATATCACCGATGTAAAACGAATCGTTAAAATTATCGACACAAAATCTTCTGGCACCGCTGCAACGGATGCCATGTTGACTAATTCAATTTATGATGTGACTAGTCGATTTACATTTGATAATGGTCAACGAGATTCATACTATGATTTTGCCACAATCACATTGGGTATTGGCCAACAACCGATTGAAGGTAACCTGTTAGTCATATTAGACTATTATGAAACAACTGGTGGTGATGGTTATTATTCTGTAATGTCTTACTTGTCACCAGTATCTTCTGCACCAGAAAGTTATGCTGAAATTCCATCTTACATGGCTTCAAGTGGTAACTTCTATCAGTTAAGAGATTCATTAGACTTCAGACCATCACTCATCAACGCACAGAGTTCATTTATCATCCGCACATCGAGCTCCGGTTCAGGTGCTGCTGGTGCATATATTCCTGTTGACTTGACTGAATATGAATCCGATTATGGTTTTTATCTTGGTCGTTTTGATAAATTGGTACTAAGTAAAGACCGTTCATTCGAAATTGTTCAAGGCACACCTTCAGTAAATCCAATTTCACCTATTGAACCTGATGGATCTTTAGTGATTGCAAACCTTTATCATGACCCATACACCGCATATATTCCTGGTGAAGAAGTGGGTGTATTACCAAGTTTATCCATTGAACGAGTTAAACATAAACGTTGGTTGATGCGTGACATTTCTAGCCTAGAGAACCGAGTAAACAATATTGAATACTACACAGCACTCAACCTATTAGAAAAAGGTGCATCATCACTACAGATTCCAGATGGTAATGGCCTCAATCGATTTAAAAATGGTATTTTAGTTGATGACTTCTCAAGTTATGCTGCATCAGACACAGCTGTTACTGATTACTTGGTAACAGTTAATCGTAGAACAAAACAAATGACAGCATCACAAAATGTTCAGAATTTCCCATTACAGTCATTGTCATTGGTCTATAACATGGGTCAATTAGATTCTACAAGTGCAAACAATCTTGGATATAAAATTTCTCAAAGTGGGTCATCAAACTTCTTCACATTACCATACACAACAGCAAATGTGGTAACACAACGAATTGCTTCCCGTGTGGTCAATTTAAATCCATTTTCAGTATCATTAAACTCTGGTACAGTAACATTGAGTCCTCCAATGGACAATTGGGTTGATACTGAAAGGTCTCCCGATTTATTAATTGTTGATCCAAATTTACAAGTATATCGTGCTAGTGACCAAGTCAATGTGTTACAAGTGGGTGATTGGAAAACTACTGTTGCTACATCAACGGACAATGTGATTGCAGCTGGTCGTAACTGGCGTGTTAACCAAGTTACAACATATACCACAGAACAACAAAAAACAGTTTTAGGTAACTATGATAAATTAAATTCAAGTTATGTTGAAACTGGTGGATTTATTACTGATGTAAGTATTCTACCATATATTCGTTCACAGTTTCTATTCTTCAACACCTATGGTTTAACTGTCAACACTGATGTCAATGCTTATTTTGATAATGATTCTGTTAACAAATACATTCGTAAACCAAACGTATTAGAATTAACTGGTGTTACTGGATCATTTAAAGATGGTGATATTCTTGGTTATCTTGCTGGTGGAAATTTTACACCGGCAGCTAAAGTTGTTTCATACTATCACTATACAGATGATGCCACAAAATGGCGTTTGTATGTTGTTGGTGATATTGTTGGTCAAACATTTACTGCTGCTGCAACAATTCAAAATGCACAGTTTAATGCTGGTGGTCAATATCAAACAACAACTGCAAGTGGAACAATATTATCGTTTACACATAATTCTGGCCAGATTGTTAATGCCAACACAACAACATCAATTACATTAGGTGCAACTGCTTCTTCAACCAATAATTTCTACAATGGTAATACAATCTATATTATTAATGGTACAGGCATTGGACAGTCAGCAAACATCTCCGCATATAATGGTACAACTAAGTTAGCTACTTTGAGTTCTGCAATCACAACAGCAAATAGTGATATCTACTCTATTGGTACCATGAAAACTAACGAAGCAGGTATGATTTCAGGTATCTTTGCAGTGCCTGGTGGTATATTTCATACAGGTCAAAGAACATTTAGAATTGATGATTCAATAGGTGGTAACATTGAATCTGCTCAGACATTTGCAGAGGCAACATTCTATGCTTCTGGTCTACAACAGACCAAACAAGGTGTTAACTATGCTTCGTCAATTGATTCTGCTAAGAATACTTTCACACAAACAAGTGAAAGAACAAATATAACTTCTTACACATACACAACTGTATGGGATCCTGTAGCACAAACATTCATTATCAATAAAGAAAATTATCCAAATGGATGTTTTGTTGACTCTGTTAAATTATTCTTTAAAACTAAAGCAAGTCAATATGCACCTGTTACTTTGTCTATTGTAGGCACACTCAATGGTTATCCAAACGGTGAAACACTAGATAACTCACAGGTAACATTGACAGCTGAGAATATTAATATATCCAATAGTCCACATTATTTGAATCCTACCACATATACTGTGTTTAAATTCCCAGCACCTGTATATTTGGAATCAAACAAACTATATTCGTTGATTGTTAGGTGTCCTTCATCAAATGAATACACTATTTACACAGCAGAAAATGGAGATACAGCATTAGCATCTTCTGTTAAAAATCTGCCAACTGACCCAACGCCAGCAACAATCACAAAGATTAATTCTGCACCTTATGTTGGTTCTTTGTTTGTATCTCAGAACTCACAAACATGGACTGCGGATCAAAACGAATCCATGATGTTCACGATTGACCGTTGTGTGTTTTCAGTCGGTACTCAACCAACACTACAGTTTGTTGTGCCAAATCGTTTACCATATCGTAAACTGACTGAACAAGACATCTCATACTACCTCAGTCCAAATACAATCAACACAAATATTTCATCAGCAGCTAATACGAATGTTGTGGTTGATGCATTTAATATTTCTACATCAGATTTTGTACCAGGTAGTACCACGCTAAGTTACTCATATGGTGCCACATTAAACTCAACTAAGACGGCTGCACCAACAGAAGGAGTTAATCCTGGTAAATTTGGTACACCAATGTATGATGACATCTATTTGAATGATGGTCTTGGTGAACGTGTGCTTGTTGCTAACTCTAATACATCATTCTCTTTATATGCAGTCATGTCTACTGTTGATAATGCTGTATCGCCTATGATTTCAGATGATGGTTTGGGTGTTTATACAATTGGCTGGAACATTAACAACCTAGAATTGTCAAATAGTATGATTACAATTGCTAATGGTGGTTCTGGTTACAATGTGAATACAACATCTGTAACGATTACATCTGCCAATGGATATGGCTCTAGTGCAACTGCTACGGCCAATGTGGTTAGTGGTGTGATTAGAAACATTTATATCACGAATGGTGGTTCTGATTATGCAACAACACCTACGATTACTGTTGTTGATGCTAACTCATCACCTGGTACTGGTGCAACAATCACCGTTGGTGGTGAAACATCATCTTCAGGTGGTAACGGAATTGCACGATACATTACCAAAAAAGTTATTTTGGATCAAGGATTTGATTCAGGTGATTTGCGTGTATACTTCACCGCTTATCGTCCAGTCAATACAAACATTTATGTTTACTATAAGATACTATCAAGAAGTGATACACAGACGTTTGATTCAGGTAACTGGCAGTTAATGACATTGATTAACAATACTGATTCATTATATTCTCAGACACGAGATAGTACCTATGAGTTTGTGGCTGCACCAGGAGCTGATAGTGTGGCACAAAACTATGTGGAGTATATTAGTAATGTAACTGGTCAAACATATAATAACTTTAGTCAATTTGCAATCAAGGTTATTCTGGCAACATCCGATAAAACATCTGTGCCATTCTTAACCGACATTCGTGCAATTGCTCTACCATCGGCGTTGGCATAATATGGCTATTGTAAAAGTAGAAGGCACAACTTTTGTAAGGGACACAAAAACAATGGCTCTTATTAATACCGATATTTCTGGTCTTGAAGAATATAAGTTTAAGTCTAAGTTATTAAACAGTCAGAAACAAGAAATAAATACTATTAAAAATGAAATCAATGAAGTAAAAGACGATGTTAAAATTATCAAAGAACTTTTACTTAAATTGTCAGGAAATCAATAATGGCCAATACAATACCAATTCTTAGTTTCACCAACACATTTGGTGATTTACTCACACAACAAAATCGCCAAGCGGTTGAGTTAAATAATTTAGCCGCAAACAATTATAC